CTAACCTAGCCGCAACAGATGTTACAACAGATACACCTACAAATAATTTTGCTACTATGAATCCTGTTCATAAAAGCAGTCACGGTTCTGCCGCTTTACCAACTTTTTCAGAAGGTAATTTAAAAATAGGCATGAACTCAGATTCATCTACATCTAGCACCATAGCACCCTCAAAAGGTAAATGGTATTTTGAATATAAACAAGGAGAAAACACAGCAGACAATGGGGGTTATCCAATAGTAGGAATATCTGCAACACTAGGTGGCACAGCAGGGGATGTCATAGGTTTTAGAACACCAGATGGTTCAAATTATAGAGGGCAACTTGGAACTTCATCTATCGATAATGCCTTTTTATCTGCAAGAGAAGCTGGAGATATATTTGGTTTTTATATAGATTTAGATAATTCTACTTTAATTATTCATAAAAATGGAAGTACTTATATGAATACAGGATACACAGGCGGTTTAGATTGGTCTGGCGGATTAACGACAACAAATCTACAGACAGGATTTTTTCATCCTTATGTTCAAAACAATTTTGATGGTACGCCTGCATATACAGATGAAATAAATTTTGGTAATCCTTCTTTTAGTATTAGTTCATCAAATAGTGATGCTAATGGATATGGGAGTTTTGAATATAATCCTACATTAAGTGGTACTAATTATTATGCTCTATGTACCAAGAACCTAGCGGAGTACGGATAATGGCTTATACAACAATAGACGACCCATCAGCATATTTTCAGACATTACTTTATACAGGTGATGGAAGTGATGACAGAAATTTAGTCAATACTGGTAATTCTGATTTACAACCAGATTGGATATGGAATAAAAGACGAGATAGCACAAGTAATCATTTTATTTTTGATTCATCAAGAGGGACTAGTAAAATTCTTGCTACTGACTCAACTGAAGTAGAAAGCACAAATACAAATCAATTACAAGCATTTCAAACAGATGGATTTCAATTAGGTTCTGATAATGGTTCTAATGGCTCTAGTAGAACAATGGTAGCATGGCAATGGGCGGCCAATGGTGGCACTACCTCAAGTAATACAGATGGTTCAATTACTTCTACAGTACAAGCTAATACAACTGCGGGATTTAGTATAGTTACTTATGATGGTACTGGTTCTAGTGGTGCTACATTTGGGCATGGATTAGGTACTGTACCTAATTTTATTATAATTAAAAACAGAAGTGAAGTTAAAGATTGGGCTGTTTATCATGGTGCAAATACTTCAGCACCAGAAACAGATGCTCTATTTTTAAATTTAACTGATGCTACAATAGATAATGCGGGATACTGGAATGATACGGCACCTACAAGCAGTATTATAACTCTAGGAGATAATACAAAAGTTAATTCAAGTGGTGAACAGCACGTTGCCTATTGCTTTAAAGAAATACAAGGCTACAGTAAATTTGGTAGCTACACAGGTAATGGTAATGCAGATGGTCCATTTGTCTATACGGGATTCAAACCTACATGGTTGCTAATTAAAAATACAACAGCTGTAGAAGGTTGGTTTCTTCATGATGCTAAAGTTGATGATAATGGTGTAAATGATGAGGGCAATCCGGCAGGAGCCGATGGCAACCCTCGTGAAAGAAGATTTCAAGTAAATATCACCCAAGCAGAAGTAGGAACAACAACTGCGTTTGATTTTGTATCTAATGGTTTTAAGTTAAGAACCGATACGGGTTCTCATAATGGTAATGGTAATTCATTTATTTACATGGCATTTGCAGAACACCCTTTTGTATCATCAAAAGGTGTACCAACAACAGCGATATAATATGTACTTTACGACCGTGAAAAAAACAGTTAATATAGGAAAAACAAAATGTTATTAGGACACGGAGCAATAGGACAATTTGGAGTAGCAGAAGCGCTACCCGGAACTGTTGTTAATGCAGGAACCGTTGAACTATCTTTAGGTCAAGGTGCAACTTTTAGTATTGGCACAGAAACCGTAGCAGCTAGTGCCGTGTTTGCTGTGACAACTGCCGGAGCACCAAGCTTTACAATAGGCACAGAGGTTGCAACTGGTGGAGCAATTGTGTCACCAACAACAGCAGGTTCTATAACGGCAAGTGTAGGAGAAGAGACAGCATTTGGAGAAGCATTCCAAAACTTAATTTCACTATCGGCTGGATCACCTAGTTTCTTCTTATGGAATGAAGTAGATGATTCTGCGGATGCAACATGGAAAGACGTAGAACCGGGATCAACGGATTAATATTATGGCAGATGATGCAACAATAAATATAACGGCGACATTATTACCAGACGAGATTTCTAAATCTATTAGTGGTTCTATGACCGTGACGCCAGATGATGTTAACGATAAATGGTATTACAAATTAACAGCTTGTACAACAACAAGCACTGATTTGATTGCCGGAAGTTTTTTAGATTACACACCTGTTGATGATGACACAGCACCAACAGCAATTACAACAAGTGATAAAGTAAAATTTTTATTTATTAAGAACACCAGCACAGCAGACGGTGTGTATGTGTGTTTTGATGGAGGCACAGCAGCGAATGACTTAGTTGACGCTGTCTTTATCGGTCCTTCACAATCATGGTTTGGTAGATTACCTAACACAACGGTGGGTAATATACACGCTATATCATCAGACATTGGTGACGTAGGCGACGCAACAGCTAACTTAATTGTAGCAGCTTTAATAGACGACGTGGCATAGGAGATATAAATGGCATCAACATACTCAAGTACTCTCAATCTCGAACTCCAAGCCAGTGGGGAAAACTCGGGAACATGGGGTACAATTACAAATAACAATTTAACTAAAATAGAATCCGCTATCAAAGGTTATGTATCTGTAGCGATTGCAAGTACAACAGACTCTTTAACAGCAACAGACGGTACAACAGCAGATGAACAAAGTAATGCAATTATCAAACTAACAGGATCACTAACAAATAATACAACAATGCAATGTGAAGCAGTGGAGAACTGGTACATTGTCGATAATGCAACAACAATGGGTACATACACTCTTGGTTTTAAACCAGCGGGTGGTACAGCAACTAACCTTGTAGCAGGATCAAAGCATATCTTATATACAGATGGTTCTACAATGTTCGACGTCTTAAATGACGCAGGAAATATCAAAGCTAACGGAACATTAACAGTAAGTGGCAACACATCTCTTGATGGTGGTACTTTTGTATTTAATGAATCATCAGCAGATGTAGACTTTAGAATAGAAGGTAACGGCGATGCAAACTTATTCTTTACTGATGCAGGTAATGACAGGATTGGTATTAAAACTGCTTCTCCTTCAACAGAATTACACGTTGTCGGCGGTGTAAAAGCCACTGGCGCGATTGACTTTGATGGTGGTGGATTTACATTCAATGACTCTGGTGCATCAGTTGATTTTAGAATAGAAACAAATACTTTAACACACGCTGTTTTTATTGATGGATCAGCAGACAAAATTGGTTTTGGAACATCAGCACCTACAAGTGGTTTTGTAAATATAGATCAAGCAAGTTCAACTGGAGCAATAGCTGTATTAACATTAGATCAAGGTGATGAAGATCAAGAATTTATTCGATTTGATGGTACAACTGCCGCTGATCAAACAAAGAGTTTAACAACAGACACAAGTGTAGGAGACTTAACAGGGCATATCAGAGTAAACATTAACGGCACAGATTTTTGGATACCATATTATGCCACTAACTAAACTACAAATAGCACCGGGTATAGATAAACAAAATACTGAATACGGTGCAGAAGGTAAATGGGTTGATTGCGACAATGTTCGTTTTCGATATGGTTTACCAGAAAAAATAGGTGGCTGGGAAAAAGTAACAAGTGATGCTCTCGTCGGCGCAACTCGAGCAATACTTACATACTCAGATCTCAAAGGTGTTAAGTACGCTATCTATGGTACGAATAAAAAACTTTACGCCTATTCAGAAAATAGTTATGCAGATATTACGCCTACGCGTTCAACAGGAAGCATAACACAATTTGCAACAACAAGCGGTTCATCAACCGTTACTGTAACAGACGCGGACCACGGAGCATTGATTGGTGACTTTGTTACTATATCTAGTGTCAGTGGTGCAGTAGGTGGTTTAACACAAGCTAACTTACAAGGTGAGTTCGAAATATTAACTGTACCAACCTCTAATACATATACTATTGAAGCACCCGCTAATGCTTCTTCGTCCGCGACCGCCGAAACAGCAACAGCAACCTATCAAATAAATACAGGAGCAGCGGTAGCACTTTTTGGTTATGGTTGGGGCGCAGGTACATGGAGTACCAACACATGGAATACATCAAGAGAAGGTTTGACAGGAGCAGACGGTGTTTTACTACAATCATCAAAATGGGCACTAGATAACTGGGGTGAAGACGTATTGGCTTTACAGTTTGATGGTGGTTTATTTTATTGGGACACATCAGCAGGACTATCAAGTAATTTAGCTTCAACAACTGAAGTATCTGGAGCACCAACTAAATCAAGATTTATGTTGGTATCGGGTGATGACAGACACGTTATTTGTTTTGGTACAGAGACAACAATAGGGTCAACCTCCACACAAGATAATATGTTTATACGTTGGTCTTCACAAGAATCAACTAGTGACTGGACACCAACTGCAACAAACACAGCAGGTTCACACAGACTAACAGACGGAAACCAAATACAAACAGCAGTACGATCAAGAGGTGCTGTGATGGTATGGACAGATTCTGCTTTGTATTCAATGCAGTTTATTGGTGCACCTTTTACTTTTGGATTTAAACAAATAGGTTCTAACTGTGGCGCTGTAGGTATACACGCGGCAGTTGATGTAAGTGGTACATCATTCTGGATGAGTGACGAGTCGTTCTTTATGTTTGATGGTTCGGTGAAAAAGATACCGTGTAGTGTACAAGATCATGTCTTTGATAATATCAATGCTAATGCAAAACAAGATGTGTTTTGTGCAGCAAATTCAGATTTTAATGAAGTCATGTGGTTCTATCCATCAAGTGGATCTGATCAAATAGATAGAGTAGTTATGTATAATTACGCAGAAAACTTATGGTACATTGGCACACTAGCAAGAAGCTCATGGGCTGACAGTGGTGTTTATCCTGTGCCTTATGCTGCTGAGTTTGATTCTACAGATACAACAGCTAGTATCTCTACAATCAATGGACTCAAA